TTCTTGAAGTTGGCTCCATCAAAAGTGTCTCCTGTGTCTCTGTTGAGAAGTGCTACCCTGGCGTCATCAGTCACTACGCTGAGGCTGTCTCCATCCTTCTTGTAGAGCTTGATAGGCACGATTGCCACTGTATCACAGATTTTATTGACGCACCCGGCAAAAGTAGGTACTTCCATAGCCTCGTCAATGGTTACTGCTCCCTTGTTCAGGACTGCCTGGAGCAGAAGGTCATCCAAAGACACTGATGAGGACACTTCCGCCACATTTTCAGCTCTCTCTTCCGGCTGTTCTTCAATTTTCTTCTTCGTAAATGGCCACATATTGATTCCTCTTATAAAACTTGAATTGTAAAGTCATTACCATACAACAAATCCTGCTGAACAAGGTAGATGGCATTGATCAGAGCTACCACCATGTCAACTTTTCCGGATGACTTCTTCTTGTTCACATATTTGTTGAGGTTTGTGTCCTCGGTGCATCTCGCATTCTCAAAGTTGATCTCCAGGAGCCTGTTCTCATCATAGACAAATTCCTGCCCCAGGATCTTCTCCTTGAGGAGTTTTGTCGGTGCATGAAGTATTTGAGAGTGCTGCTTGATCTCTACACAATCAAGAGCAGCTCCTTCCAGCTTCTGAACTGTTGAGATTGCATTCCATCTGTCATATCCCACCTGCTGGACATCTACTCCAAGCCTGTCCTCCAGTGTGAGGATGTAATTTTCTATTTCTCCATAGTCAACTACCTGATCGCCGCAGTCTATGCAATAGCCTCTCTCGATCATGCTCTTGTAGTTGAGCTTTTCCTTGTCCGACTTCATGTCTACTCTGTCCGAAGGGATGAATCCCATCACTCTAGCGTAGAGTATTCCGTCCTCTTCTGTGGCCATTGCCACAGCTGTGTTATCTTCTGAGAGAGAAAGGTCCAGTCCTACCCATACCTTTCTACCGCTCCACCAGTCATCATCAATCTTCCTGGAGCACTTCTTGACTGCCTGAATATCTATGAAGCCCTCGGTACCGAGAGACTTGTAGAGAATATTGCAGTGCTTGCACAGAAAATTCTCTCTCTTGTTCTCGTAAGCAATAGCAGCTGCTCTCTTCCTCTTCAGGTCATCCATGATGTAGTCATGTGTGACCGCTACCGGATTGGCCTGGTATAATACCCTGTCATCCGTCTTCCATATGTCTCCCTTTTGGAGCTCTCCATCCGGCTCAAACAACAAAGAGAAGGTCCTTCGGTCTTCCTCAAGTCCATCCAGGACTCTCTTGGCGAAGTCGATCTCTGTTATCATTGCATTATTGTCATTCGGATATTGAGTGCTGATGATGATTCCGAGTTTATTGAATAGCGTAATCTGAGAGGACCTCATGGCCTCAATGGGGTATTCGTCCATGTTTCCAGCTTCATCCGCTAGGAAGGCATTGGCCAGTGTTGAATCCATGCTGTCCTCAGAGTACGCGAGGGGAGTATATTCATTTTCGTTGATCAGACATCTTACCTGGGACCTCAAATTCTTGAAGGCAGGATCCGCTTCGTCTGATAACGCCGGCGAGACCTTTATGATCTTACGGACTGCAAGTCTGAGCTCTGATGAAGCTCTCAGGTCCGGAGCCACCGAAAAGAATCTCGAAAAAGGCGGCTCAGTCAAAAGCAATAATATGAATATCACTCCGCTGTTGAAGGTCTTGAAGTTTTTCCTGGCAATCTCCAGCAGTGTTGTGATGTAGTATCTTGTTGGATGCTCTGCATTCCTCAGCATGGTGCAGAAGGTAGCTGTGATCATCAGCCATGCATAAGGTTCAAGCCCATCATACACAGGACAATGCAGGTCCGGATGCACCATTATCTTCAGCAGCCTCTCCATCTTGTCTACTGCATCCAGGTCAAGCTCTGCCTCCTTGTCCAGTCCGTCCGCCACATTTATCCAGTTTTCACATTGCTTTCTTACATACACAGGAGCGTAGTCCGGATGCTCCAGGCACCACGCTGCATACTGATAGGCTTTATGGTCATGATTCATAATAACGCTTTCTTCAATTCACTCATTGCGCTCTGCTCAGGCTTCTTGGGAATGCTCCTGAGAGCTGACGCAATCGTCATACAACTTTCTTTCTCAATGGCAAAGAGCTGCTGCCTCTTGTTCTTCAGCTCTCTGTCAATGCTCACCAGGAGCTTCATCATCTCAATGAACTCCTTGGGCTCCAGGTTGTCCTCCTGCTCCTCAAGCATCTTCTCGGTCCTAGCTCTTTCAATCTCCAGCTTCTCGGCCTCGGATGTGATCTTGCAGTACCTGTTGACCATTGGCGAGTAGAGACCATCATCCTTCTCGATAGCCTTGAACATCTTCCGGATGGTCTGATAGGTCTTGTGAGCTACCGGATCGGCTTTTGTGGCAGGAGCTTCCTTCAGCGGATGGCCTGACAAGGTCGAAGCTTCTCCGGCCTTCCGAACTGCCATCTCCCTCTTCGTCCGGTGACTTTTTTTCTCCATTTGTATGACATTAGTCGGCTTAGATGGTCTTCCCATATCGCGCCTCCCTGTGTGAATTTTTCCATTTTGGGAATTTGATGTGAAAAAAGGCGGGCTGTCGGTGTGGAGAGCGTCACCGAAAATCTCAAAATCAAAGACCGGGGGCTACCTCTCCGAGACTTGCGGATGCTCCCTGTTGTTTTGCAATTTCAATCAACTCTTCAGAAGTGATCTTGCCTGCCTCCGCCATCTCGTGGTGTATGTCACATAAAGTTATTAAATTCTCATCAATAAAAGCTTTATCTGAATCATTTTCCAAAGAAATAATATGATGCACTGATAGGTTGTCGTACTCGATCCGCCTCCGAGTGCCTGGGTAATTTCTGATGCAGCATTGGCAAAGATAGTTGTCTCTCTGCTTTATCCTTTCCCGGGTTTGCTGCCAGGCGTAAGTGCTCCGGATCTTATTAGCCTCGGAGTCTTTGTCCTTGGGCTTGTACTTTGGTTTCTTTGGACAGACATATCCAACTGGATGCATACGTCCGCAGTAGGCGCAGGATTTCATTCGCATAGTCTTTTGTCTTGCTTTCTTCCTTCTCTTCAGATTCTTGTCTTCTTCTCGTGCCAGCTTATATTTCTACAGCAAAAAGAGCTGTAAGCATGCAACCATGCTACAGCTCCCTGAAGAGAGAATTGACTTGATCAAACTCTTTTCCTTAGTTTCTTCACACTATTATGATAACATGTAAACTCGTCCCTTGAAAAACGAATTTAGATATACTCGATTAAAAGATAATAAAACTTCTGTCGCATCTGCCCGAACTCATAAGCGCTTCCGAGATATCCGCTGTCTCTGAGCTGGTAGTATGTAACGCCATAGCATACATTCCTCCGGAGTATATCATCCTGGCCATTGGCTACTTGATGGATGCACCAGTCTATCAGCTCAAGCTTGTCCTTTATCTCCAGGCGTTTCATTGCAAGTGCTGAGGTCGCATCATATTGCTCTGAGCTCTGCACTCGGTCCCTGTCGTACCTGATCGCGCTGCCTGAGTTTGCCGGTGGAAGTGAAGCCAATAGCTTCGGATATCTGAGAGCATAATGCACTGCTGTCAGATAATCGTCCTTCGGCAAATACCAGCGCGACTTTTCTGATGGCATCCTAAATTTTCCCATAATGTTCATCCCCCTATTATGTAGGCGAGCCCTTTCATCTTCAGGTCATAGGCTCTCTCCTCTCTTACTTCCATCACTGTATCTATTGCTATCTCCTCCTGGAGCTCAATGTCGAAGTATGTCTGTGCTGCTTTTATCTTCATGATTCTCTCTACCGGTGGCTTGTAGTTTCCTTTGCCCTTGCTGCTGCCGAGGATCTTCTTCCACTGACTTATGATCTTGCCATTGTCATACTCATACTCGAATACAGGAATATCCCACAGCTTGGTCACATCAAAGTCCATGTCAAAAGGAATCACATGTGCATTGACTCCATCCTCTACTCCCATCTCGAAGGCTGAAGGGAATGGTGTGCAGATAACCGGAATGTTCTGAGTCAGAGCTTCCAGCATTGTATAGGACCATGCCTCTGAATCTGAGAGCTGCACAACATAGTCAGCTATAGGGAAGTATTCATGAGCGTCCATCACCAGGCCCATGTTGTGGAATCCCTTAGGCGGATTCATCAGCTCTCCTTCAGAGAAGTTGAGCCACAGAAAAGGAATGTCCGCCTTATTCAGCATCTCGGCCAGCTTCATCATCCTTGCTTCATTGTTGCCTTTGTCCGGTGCAGGAATCCTTGTTGCTGATATCAGGATGAGTGGTCTCCTGTCCTGATAGGTGATCATATTGTGAATGACTGTCCCTTTTGTATCTCCATGCGACTTCATGGCTGTCTTAGAGACATATATAAGCTCATCATAATCTTTGGGTATCTTCCAGCTTGAATCTGTCTTGCATGCATGGCACATTCTCACAACCTTCTTTGCCATGACATTCTGAGGCAGGTCATCCAGGAAGCTGAGCATGATGAGTGTGTCGCAATATACAGTCTGCTCTATCGTTGATACCTGCTTGTCTCTCTGCCCTGGATTACGCAGGAGCTCTGCTGCCACTCTGACCTTCTTGATGAGCTGTCTGTATCTCTTCTCGCTTATGGCCTTACATACAATCGTGATATCGTATTTGTCGGACATAGACTCAACAAAATTGCTGATGAATGAATTGAGGCCGCCTGCTGCCGGGATGATCTTTCTGTATATGACCACCTGCGTCTTGATCGGCGGCTTTCTCTCTTTGATGTAGTCGTTATGCTCACCTCTTACGATATGAGCCCAGTCACTTCTCGGCTGGATGACTCTGCAATATCTTTTCATCTCCGGAATATCACAGCGCTCCGTCATGAGCCACACTTCGTTTGTCTCATCCTCTTTCTTGATCTCTTCAAGAAGATCTGTCATGTTGCTTGTCACATGCTCATAGTAGTACATGACTTTCTTTGTATTCATGAGGCCTGCTGCATATCTCTTCGTCTTGCTCATAGGAACATCATCCCGGTAGAAATACAGATAGTCTGTGATGATCCCCACGTTTATCTTTTTCTCATTATCGAGATATCCGATTCTCCTTGAAAAGTCCTCGTCTTCTGTTGAGTCTTTCTTGGTATTGAATCTCACAGGTCCTATGAATGACCTCTTGAAGACTCTTGTGCACACAGAAGGATTGGGCTGCCTGTCCTTGCTGCTGTTGAGCTTGACATTGCAATTCCACATCTTGTCTGTCAGAGATTTCCAGGAGAACTCTATGACATCAGGATCCTCTGCTGCCTTATCAAGGATCCTGGCAACAAAATTGCTTGATACAATATCATCTGCATCAATAAATGAGATGTACTCGCCTTTTGCTTTCTCCAGGCCCTTATTTCTTGCAGATGAGCATCCTTGATTCTTTTGTCTGTAAACCTTGAAGCCTTTCTCTGAACAGCTCACTCTCTGAGCTGATCCGTCATCAATGATGATGACTTCTGTGTCTTTTGTGATCTGAGGCTTTAGGCACTCGATCAGCTCTTTCAGATAGGGCTCTGCATTATATGCCGGAATAATAATTGATAGCTTCACTCTTCTTCATCCTCCTCTATTGGCAATAGCATCATCTCGATCATTCCAGGAGTGACAATCACATCCAGGAAGACATTCTGCTCTTCTACGACCTTCTGACAGAGCTCTGCGAATAAATTCCAGGCATCATCATTCATATTCATGCCACTCCCTTGTATATTCAAAACTCTCCTCCTGCTGCCTTTGCAGCTCTTAAAATCTGACGCGAAGCTCCTGCATGGGACATTTTATGCACATTTCTTCTTTCATCTTCCGATATTCCGGCTTCAAAAGTCTCGGAACTCCCTCGTCATCAGAATACTTGCAATAGTTGCTGCATACCTCATCTTTTATCTTCTGAAGCTGCTCCGGTATGCTCATCCTTTCCTTGCTCATCTTCCTCCTCAAACTTCATCATCTCCTCCAGGTCTTCTCTCATCTCAATCCAGTCAAGGCTGCATTTGAACAAAAATAAAACTGCTAATAATATCAATAGTCCTGCTTCGATCTTCATTTCTTCTTCAGCCGGGCCACATACTTCCCCGGCGTTATACCTTCCTTCCAGTGTTCATTGTTGCATTGTGATGTATATGCATATGCAGGCCTTATTGCTGAATAGTCACACCTAGAATGAAGCTGTCCATGTTCATGGTCCTCAAGGAGCTGATCAAAAGCAGGATTGAGCTCGTGCTTGATGTCCTTAAATTTCTTCCCCAACAATTCCTCCTTTCACCCTGGGACAGCGCCCAGGGTATTTATTTGATGGCTTTCAAGTCTGTTCTGTGATAAATTCCTTGAGCCAAAAGGCCTATATGTGTTCTTTTACCCTCTTAACATGAGTTTTGTAGAAATAGAGATATCCCTCTCCAAAGATGAATAGTGAATACTTGTGACTGTCAGGCAGCTCCGGAGCATATGGTCTTCCAAACTCAAGCACTCCGGTCTTTTCTACTCCATCAAAGAAAACTACGTCTACAAGCTCGTCTATCAAGCTGTCTAGTTTAGGATCTCTTCTGTTCATGCTCCCTCCTTTAGGATGCGGCTGTCAGAGCATGAACTTTTGCCAGGATCTCATCTTCAATGATGACCTTTTGTCCTGTTTTGCTGTTGTAGCAGATATTTCCGTCATTATCCGGATAGGTTTTCCCTAACCATTCAAGGATTGCCACTTTCTTGACCTTCAGGCCCTCCAGGGACTTCTTTATGTTCTCCAGGGCCTTCTCATCCTCTGCTATCTTCATGTCTATAAAGTCTATGCTCATTTCTATTGCCTGCCTCATGATTTCCGGTAGCTCTTCAGGCTTTTTCTCTTTCTTCTTCTCGCCCTCTTCTACCATTTTGTCTACTGCTTCCTCAAAATCCTTGTTGGTAGCTGCTGCCTTCGGTTTTGGTCCTCTTTTGCTGCCATAAACACCATGATCTTTCAAAATCTTCTCGATCACACTCTTGTCTACAGCATTCAGGTCTGCCAATATGCCAATCTGAGACCTGCTGCTCTTGGCATTCCGATAGCTTGCGCATATCTCTGATTCTGTCATCATCATTGCTTTGCCCCTTCCCCCTGTTTTCAGGTTACAATCTGTTTTCCCATACCTCTATGATCTGCCGGACTCTCGTGATGGATATTCCGAAGTGTTTTGCTATGCTCCAATAAGGGACACCGGCTTTTCTATATGCGACTATCTCTTTATTCCTCTCCAGCTGCCTTTTTGGTCTGTTCTTTAGCTCCATTTTGAATAGGTCAGCTCCTCTCTGTTCCAATCCGGATATCTTGCCTTCAGATAGGCTTCGAAGATGGCCAGCATGTCATCTCTGAGGCCCTCTTTGCCATTGTCGAGCATATTGTGATGCCACAGGCAGCCCACAGCTCCATTTTTCGGAATACCGAGGCCGCCTTTTGACCTGGGAATGAAGTGCATGATCTGATAGTTGTGAGTAGAGAGATAAAATTCATCTTCAGGAGGGAGCATATAGCCCAGCTGACAGAATATGCAGCCTCCGTCCCTCCTTTTAATTGCTCTTCTCGACTTAGTACCAAACTCACACGCTCTTGACCTCCTGCTCATGAGAAGTCAACCTCTTCCTCGACCTTCTTGCTGCTCTTGATGTTCAGATATCCGTCTGAATCGAGCTGAATCACATGAGTCCAGGAGTGATTGTCCTTGATTGTCACTTTCTCGGCTTCATGATTGGTGACGGATCTGAAAGCCTCCTCGAAGAGACTTATCACTTCCGGAGTATTCTCGAATCTCTGCTGAGCCCATTCATTCGCCTTCTTGATCTTGCTCTGTCTGTTCCTTTCAACCTTTGCACCAGGACAGTCGCACTCTTTTGAGGCTATCTCATCCGCTCTCTCCTGTGTGATCTCTCCTACAGTCTGAATCAGTCTTGCTTGTCCGCAGTGTTTGCATGTTCCTGTGATTCTTGGCAATTCGTTATCCATACTCTCCTCCTCCTTTTACTTTGTTGCTCTTTCAAGATGGAATATAAAAGCATCCGCCATGTCCATGGCCCTCTGATACTGTCCCTCATTGAAGGCTTCATTTGCTCTTGCCAGGGCATCCTTTGCATTTTGGAATGCTGCATTGTTCTTTATCTCTTCTTTAGGTTTTTCCTCTTCCTGTTGCGACTGTCGCAACAGCTCTGAGTTTTGCAATTCCTGGCTTTCAGCGTTTTCAGTGTTCTCTTCTTCAGTATTTATGGGCTCTTCTTCATTTTCGACTTTTTCAGAAGTGCCTTCGTCCATCTCGTTTACTGGCTCTTCTATTTTTGCCTCTTCTGAAAGTGGCTCATTTACTGGATTCTCATTTTCGGCAATCGGCTCCGGCTGTTGCGGTTCCTGGGCTTCAGGGCTTTCTGTTGCGACTGTCGCAACAACATCCTCGTTCTTGTAATACTGGGACCATACATCATAGGCTCCCAGCTTGAACTCATACTCATACTCAGCGAAGATGTTCTCCAGGAACTCATGCCAGGTCATTGATAATGGCTGAGGCTCCATGAGAAGCTTGTACTTGATGCCCTTTTCGTATTCATACATGAACAGGAAGCAGATGCCTTTGCTGTGAGTGCCTACTCCGGAAGGATTCATGCACTCAGCAGCTTCCTTCTCCTTGCCATCATAGATGAGCTGGAGGACCTCATTGAGCATGTCCTTCTTGTCCTTAAAGAAGTCCACCACGCAAGTCTTCAGAGGCGGCTCATGGATATCGAAGTCTGACTCCTGCTGCCTTCCGAACTCTTTGAGCTTTCTGATGTCTCTCACTGTGGTATTCTCTGTGATCATCTCGCATTCTGAATCCGGGAGGCTGAGCATCTCCGAGAGCTTTGATGATGTAAAATTCTTGTATTGTTCCTTGAGCTCCAGGGAGTTGCCTCCCTCTGAATATTTCTCATTGATTGCAATAAACCTTGAGACCGTACTCTTGCTCAGTCCGTACTCCTTCTCGGCAAATTCAAAGATGTTTGCTGTTCCTCCGAACATGCCGGAGTCTCTGATCTGCTTGAGACGATATCCAATATAGACAAAATTCTGAACAGCCTCAGTGAGTCTCTTTCTGATGTCCTCCTTCCAGGATGTCCACTCGTCCAGTGTGATCTGATGATATTCTTCCATTCTTCCTCCTTATCCTGCTGCCTTTTGCAGCTTCCTGGCATTCTTTCTGACCTGCTTCATCCACTTGGTCAGAATCTTCTGCACTTCTTCCTTGTCCGGCTGTCTGTCATATGCTGCATAAAACTGTATGACTCTGCTCAGGTCGCATTCTATCGTGTAATATGGCTCCTTTGGATTGGCTGCTTTCCTCAGGAATACAATGAAGCTCTTTCTCTGCGACATCCTTTCTCTGTAAACTGTTGAAGCTCCTACGCAGTGATGCTGCTTCCTGCCTTCCTCGCAGATATCAGCTGCGCACTTCGGTACCATGATGAGATATCCTTCTTCTTTCCAGGCAAAGAGGGACTTGTTGAGCTTGTAGTCCTTCTTGATTGCTGCGTATTTCCGATTCTCATTCTTCTCCTTGTTCCTGTTGATTTCTTCAAGATATCTGTCGTGCCATTCCATCCAGCGCTTGTTGCGGTAGATGATCTCATCATGAGGATCGTTGCCTATGTCCCTGGCCATCCTTAGATAGTCCTTATACATGTCTATTGTCCCGGTCTTTGTTCCGCCTGCTGCCATGAGGAGCTTGTAGACATGATTGATGTTGTACTCTCTTGCAAGGTCCATTATCATCCCGGCTTTTCTGCTGTCCTTGATCTTGCAGAA